TCTTTCCAGCTCCGAAGAAGTTGTGTTCTCCTGTGCGAAAATTGAGAATACTTCAAGAATATCTGATTGGCCCATGTTTGAGCCGGTCCCGCGCGTTGTTAAATTCGCTTTAAAGGCGTTTGTTATTGTTGTGTCTGCATCTGCTATATATCTTTTAATAGCCATTATAATATTGTCCCCGCTATATCCGAATTCGGAAATTTAATTTCAAAAATAGTATCTGGTGGTGGAACTACATATCTTCCGTCTGCCGACATTGCCTCCGCGATACTTATTGGGGAGTCTGCGTATGCTGCGCCCGTTTTTATAGTAATATCAACATCAATAACATCCATCAAATCGGGTACAGATTTCAAAATTTGATATACATCCGTAACCAAAAGTGGCTCCCCGATATAAAAAGTTTTATCAAATGCTAGCTGCAAAACGTTAGATGCCTCATTCAAAAGGTCGTATTTATTAACGCCAGAGAACGCCAATGCTTTAAATTCAATGCCTATGTTGGCTATCTTAGCATCTAATATATCTACAGTATCATTAATCATTTTATATTGTCCTACCCAGGTTTTTAAATTATTTTTAAGACCTTGGTTGCTTACAACTAAATTACCATCCGTGCCTTCCGAGATGACATATAAATTCAAATTTCGTTGGTTATAAGAATCGGAATCCAGCTCTATAGCACATCGTTTAAGCTTTCCAAACTTAGAGGGCATGTTATAAGCTATACTAATATAATCTTGTTTTGTCACTGCTCGATATTGAGCGGCAAAATTTCCAAGGGCTCTCATTTTAACTTCGTCTGCCGTCACCAGTGTGACGTCACCAATAATTGGATCTTCATTCAATACCGATAAGCTATTAACTACTTCGTTTTGTTTGTTTGTACTTAAGGTTTCGGGCGAATTAAATTGTAAATCTGCCCTCTCCACTCTTGTAACAGTGTTGGCAGCTGCATTTGTATTCTCGTTGGTATTCACCCTATAAACTATTGTCAAAATAGTATCTGCGGGGACAACACCCAATTTATCAGTTTCATTTAATATGGAAGGGTCAAACGAAGTGTCTGAAGTATAATCTCTTCCGTGCAGCTGAAGTATGACATCGGAAGGGTCTTTTAACGAAACTGGTGTTTCTTCGCTGCCATAGCCAAATTGTAAAAATATTCCATCTGGGGTGTTTTCGACCATGAAGCGCCGGGAAACTGCGACTGGCTTTAATATGTAGGGAACTGTATTGGAATTGTCTCCGCGGTTTAAGACAGGAACATGTATTATATTTTGTGTAAGATAATCTACTTCAAAATATTGATTTCCTCTGTCGTCAAAAACAGAAACTATTTCGCTTATGTTTTGTCCTCTTATTCCAATTCTTAAGAACTTTTGGAACTCTCCAATTGAAATCTCTTGTACGGCCAATTCGCCCGAGACGACCTGTCCGGAAGCGCGAACCGCGTAAGAGATGGGCGCGCCAGTCTCTCCATTTTGGGCTGCCAATACAATGGGATTGGTGCTTTTTGAAAAATTTACATCCTCTAACAATGTAAACATAGTATTCCCGAGAGATCTAAAAGTTGAGCCAGCTTTTAAAATTGGTTTGTAATCGTCATCGGGCCCTGGAAAGCTGGCCTCCGCCGGTATCGTTACGTAAAAATTACATATTCCAAAAGAAGAAGGATAAGGTTTATATTTATAGCCAAGTTCTCTACTTAATTTTAATACATTATCAAACTCCATGGCAGTTGTTAAAAATGATTCATTAGCCTGGTAGTCTACATAAAAAGATAGTAGATCTCCAACATAAGAAACAGTATCTAACATTAAAGATCCAAAAGATGCTTCGGTGAAATCTTTAAAATTATCAGGATAATATCTTTTTACATATGATTCTAAATCTGCTCTGATCGATTCAAAATCTCGACTAGTGTAATTTATAGATGGTTTGATTTTTGGCATCTTTGGCTTTTTTCCTTATATCTGGTTCGAGATTACTATTTTTAAAGTATCATTTAATGCTAAATTTGGAATAGTATATACAATTTGAAGCCCCATGTATTGATTTTCTCGATAATTGTGTACTTGTGTTTCATCTAAATTCACATCGTAAAGAACGACATCAACAATTTCAATGTAGGGTATATATTTTCGTACTTGACTAACTATCTCAACGTTAAGCTCCTGATAAGTATTTGCTGTTTGGTCAAATAAATAGTTCCTTGCGCCCACTCCAAACTCTGGGTGCATTATTCGTTCTCCCGGAGTCGTTAATATAAGCATTTTTAAATTCTGTTGAGTAACTTCTCCTAGAGTTTTGGTTAACTTATAGAAGCCATCAACAGAATCAGGTCGTAGAGGTAATGCTGGGGAGTAACCGACTGCCATATTTTATTATTCCTTTTTAATAATTAGCTATTAAATCAAATATTTCTTTCATTCTTTTTGTGTTTAGACTCTACTCAATAGCTCCTGCTCCCGGCTTTGCTCCCCAGTCCGGATATGGGGCCATTTGGAGGCCGTTTGGAGCTGTTTCGAACCAATCAACAACCGTCATCTTAGTACTCTTTTGTAAATAGTCTATTAAAGTTCCATGCGGCTTTAACATTTCAGATGTGTCTTTCGTCTTAACCGGTATTAAAATAGCCGCTATTGCAGACGCCGCGTCTTTGCCCACCCAAACTCTTTTAAACGTGTCCATTGGCATCTTCGATTCGTTTTTTTCCACTATATATGGTTTCCAAGAGTCATGTGAACAATTTATAAGACTGAAAAAAGCACGGTCCCTAAGAACAAATGAATATGGAATTTGAATATCGCCGGCGGTGTGAATCCACTGATAAGGATCTCCGCCCGGGATGGTATTTATCTTTAACCAGCGGCTTACATCATAAGGATAAATATCGCCTTCGGGATATCCAATTAAATTATTGAGACCGTTGGCCAACGGAATTATGCTGCCAATAAAGCCTTCGTTGCTTCCGTGGTCTTTGCAGTGTTCTTCCCAAGTGTTCGGAATAAAACTGCCCCCGGGTGCACTAGACCATGGTGGATAAAACAAATTTGAAGTCGTGCCCTTGAAGACATCGTATTGGTCCGTAATTAAATTAAATGTTTTAAAGCTTGGGCCTTCTACAGACCCAAATGCGCCGCCAAGCACTTCCGGCATTTTGTAAAGTTCTTCTGTTGGATCAGGTGGGAATTGTATTATCCAATATAAACCTCCTTTGCCTGCGCAATCTAAAGCTGGGCTCGGCTGGCTCCCATAGTTGATTTCTCCGGTAGCGTCCGTGGGTGGCTGATTGGCCGCAGCTTCCATGACCTCGTCCGGTGGCAGCAGCGCATCTTCTTCCGGACATGGAGCGTCTGCCTCCGTAGGCACATCTTTATCTTTACTGTCCGAATCTTTAGATGCTAAAATTTTAGCTATAATACCAATTGGTGTAAGTGGCCCGGGCATAAACCAATCAGTTTTCCATGTTTTATCTACAGTATTGGCAGCCATCTGAACAGATAACAGCAGGAATTTTTCAGCAACATCCCATGGGTCGTGGCTAGAATCGGCGGCGGCGGTAGAAGTATCTAGGTCTGCTGTTAATGAATCAATATACTGATAATCTCCATCTTGAGAAGCTATCATTTGCGCTATACATCTATTAAGCGTGTCTTTAGTCGGAGCAAAAAAGTTATTCAAAAAAGGATAGGCCCCTACCATGTGATAGCGATACATTAGGGCAGCCACCATAATAATGTCTTTAATTGGAAGTAGTTCGTTTAAAACTTTATTGTTTTGGCCCGCGGTTGGCGTTAATACTTTATTTGATAATTCAAGCTTGAGGCGGTGTAAAAGCGTGTTTTTGGCCTCTTCGTCCGAGAAAAACATCCCCAAAGCCTTTGTAGTCGCCCATAAAGGCGCTTTAGACGTATCAAATGAATATATCACTTTCGCGGGGTCTCCCCCACTAAAAGAGTTGGTGGATTTTATCTTTTTCATATAAGGGTCATCAATGAAAGAAGAAAACAAATT